GTAATTTCACTATTAAGCCATGGTTTTCCATCAATGCGCGCTCCATAACGCCATACATCATTCCCATTGGTGAAGTCGGCATGCTCACTATAGTCAATGTACATTCCACCCAGTTCAAACAGGATGTAAGATGCCAATTCAGCCAGTAACAATGCACCGCTTGAATTAGCTTGTGCCAGGTGTTCACTAAAGATGATTGGACGACCATCAAGCACCATTGTCGGTCCTTGCGATACATTCGTATTCCAGACCGACCCCCCTGTTCCTGTTTCCAGCGCATAGATGTCTGGTAACATAGACCGGTGCATCAACCATGCACCACCGCTAATCTGATTGTCATCAGTTTGGGCAAACATGGGTTTAAATCGACTTATCATTTCAGACATATCAGCCAATACAAACGAATCGGAGGTATCAACCGTGAGGCTAATCAAACAATCTCCATTCAAAATCCCGAGAGGTTGCGATGCGCCGGACCCTAGAAGGATCAACCGTTCAATTTTTTCAGTTTGCCCGCGGGTAATCAAGTTACGCAATAGTGACTCCATACCAGCCACTTCTTGAGTCAATTCACGGCTCACTTTGACGTGTCCACTCGCAGCATCGGAAACGTTAAATAGAATTTGGTCAAAATTTGCGGTTTCTTCGGTGTATGCACCACCTTCAGCGCGCACGTTAGTTCCTACACCTGATTGTTCCGCAGATTCACCCCCCCCAGCCGTTGGGGCTGTTGCTAAGTCAAGGCTCGGGAAACGTCCCGATCGTACTGAGACCTGTTGACGTGTCACCCCATTTACAATCGGGCTACTTCGCATAATGGCGTTAAGGAATTGGGTCCCAAATTCTTCAGGAATCAAATACCCCCCAAGACCACCGCTATCACCTGATTGAGCTTTCATATGGGTTGACCCATAAACCGATGTAAGGCGGACATCATCTTTGCGCTTAACCGCCATTAGCCAGTCACCAAATGACTTGACATCTTTATCAGCCGTGCCACCATCGGCGGTAAAATAGCCACTTTTACGAATCGTTGGGCTGTCTTCCATCTGTTGCAACAGCTTGCCGATTGCATCCGACATGCCCTTGACTTCGCCTCGATATTCTGAGAGTTTGCCGTCAAGGCTTTTCATTCCTGCTTGCACTTTACCATCAATGATCTGATTTAACTGATCGTTGTCAGACTGTGCAGGCGTTTTCTTTTGAGTGTCATCACTCATGTTATCACCTCTAAAACTTATTTGAGTAGAATGTGTATCGTCGCTCGTGTGTGTATCACCGTTTGAACCCTTCGCTTGCACAGCCTCTGGCTCGTCTAAGTTCGTCGCATCACTCGCGTTTAATACCGTATTAATCGGCAACATCTCGATTGTTTTATATGTCGCCTTGTTTCGATAATCCGCTGGGGTATGAGTTAAACTTGCATCGCTCCCCAGACTCCATTTTGTAATTTCATAGATACCGCTTTTGATTTCGTGCTTCTCCACTAAGTGAGACGGAACACCGCTGGACCAACCCACCGACTTTCCCCTAGATTGACGCTGTTCCATCAAGTCAATCACCATCGCGTCATATTCGTTGGCTTCATCCAGCAAGCCCTGAATCCACACGCTTTTATCCTTAATGGACAATTCCGCCTTGATGCCATGGTTGAGTTTGTGAGTCTTTAACACAGGGTCAAGCCCGTGGTTAAAATACATCGTGGCTTTACCCGTCCCGCCATCAAGATCAAAATCGGTAGCCTTTGTAAAGTAGTCTCCTACGAAGTCCGCCTCATCGGGCGACCCGAACAGCACAAGATGCCCCTCGACAACACGTTTCCCATCGACGGCATCGTGCATCTTCACTTCACTACCCAGTGTAATTAAATTTGGCATCGTTTTGTCTCCACTATGATATACTTCGCTTAATCTCATTAGCCACAATCTCCCCAATCCGCCGACGTTCTCGGTTTGATACGGACCGAATGGAATGCTTGCCCCACACGCGCTTAAAATAGGGATTCCCACGTTGGCTACCTTGTACGTCGTCTAAATATTCGGTGTTATTCCCTAATGTTTGAGTCAGCCCACCATGACTGGCTTTAGATGCCCATCCAGTCCGTAGTCGGTTGGTTCGTTTGTAACGAGAGCTTGACGGTTGGTGCGGGTATTCTTGTAGTTTGCCCTTTGCATAAACAATCGCAACTGCTAACCCGCGCTTCAACCCTTTTAATTTAACCAGAGCTTGTGCGATGCTTACGGATTTTCCCATGTCTGCCTTGATGTTAATCTTCATAGTATAGGGTTCTCGTAATCGTATCTGACTCCACAACGGCATCGGGTATGCGCGGGCGGGTTATCGTATTGTCTGCCTGATGACGGGTTCACAAAATAAGCATTAAACCCGATTCCTTCAGCTTTTACACCGTCCAACGGTTCACATACAGGACATACATTCGCATCCCGCACGGTTAACCACACCTTCCGCAACAGCACGCCTTCTTTGGTCAATTCATCGACAACTAACCTCTCACCTTGAACCGCGGCGCGGGTTACTTCCGTGATCGCGATTTCTTCAGCTTTAGCCGGTCCATAGATGCGCCCGACTCGCTCAAATAACCCGTCACGGTCAATCTTATTTTCTAAATAGTCACCAATGGATCTCCCCATATGCCGTCTGCGGGTATCAATTAGACCATTCGATAATTGGCTACTATAGGTCCGTGCCCACTCAATCGCTCGCTCATTTGCCAAGTCAACCGACACCCCTGTAAAATTAACCTCCGTTGCCATATTGCCAATCGACTCAATAAACACGGTTTCCAGTTGGGGGGTTAACGTGGTCTGAAAATCAACTAGGATTTCACGCCATACGTCGTCTGTAAAATTCGATAGGGCTGGGGGGTCGCCAATTAGCTTCAATAGTTTGCGCCGTGTCCTTCCATTGAGCTTGCCCACCGCTTCCGCCATGCGTTGCTCTAATGCGTCACGATTCGATAAGACAGGCATTAATACTCCTCATTATCGTGATGGTGGTCAGACAGACTGACCGCATGTTGGAAGATCGTCGGGATATCGCCTTTATAATCAACCTCCGCCAAATGCCCACGAATCGCAGATGCTAATGTTGGTGGGATTAAATTACTCTCAAAGTCAACCTCCGCATTCCCCTGTCTCCGATAGGCTTTGGTCGCCTTACGTTCCCACATATCCAAATGGGTTGCAATCGACTCAACCGACTTAAATGTGCGGACTTCAACCATATCCGTTTCCCCATTCGTCGATACAATTGGGGTCTCGCTAATGACCATCTCGGGTTCAGGACTCGGGAGCGACAACCTAACAACCCCCCATTGCTCATCCGTCAAGTCATACCCTAGTATCTCCATCGCTGTGACCAACGGAATACCTGATACAACCAAACTCGCTAACGAGCTTGACCGGTCCGCCTCATCCGTCTGGAATACATCCATCTCTTGCTCAAGGAACTTTAATTCGCCCGGTATCTTATTCATGGCGAAATAGGGGTTGAGCATGTCCTCAATCCGTCGCGCTATCGGTAAGACCGTCTCAGTGTAAAATGCTCTGTTATCCTCATGGGCAGTGGCATAATTCGCCGCATTACTGAATAGCTTCGACATCGGGATACCTAGCGCATTCGCAATATCTTCGCGCTTTGAATTGGTTAACTCAGGCACGGCTAAATCCTTCATCGGACTGCCAATGGTATGAACTTTGGTGTTTGACCCTATCGGAAATACTTCGTAGGCTTTAGATAACCCCGTTCCCAACATCCGCTTGAAAATATTCCGAGTCCGTTCCTGTTCTGCTTTTGGCATGGTTTCAAAGTCTTCAATCTCAACAAGTGTCGGGTTAACCGCGCCGCTCTTGAAATACTTGATGCCATACCCATCAATTGATTGTAACAACCCAGCAGCGGCTAATGCAGAAACAATAGGCGCATCACCAATGGATAACTCATCCGACCGTGACGGTATCCATGAATATCCCAATTCGTCACGGGTATATTGAATGGGTTGTCCCTTGTTTAGTTTACGTTCAAACCCAACCAATCCCACATTATCTGTAAACTTGGGGGTAATCGACTTCGGATGGAATCGGCGCATCTCTTTGTTTGTCCCGAGGCTGTTCTGCTCGATAACACAATACATCACCGCGTTAAACAGGTAATCTCCGACAATCGAATTAAGGAAGTCGGCCCAGCGAACTCGTAACCCCATCGCGTCTAGCTCTTCCTGATTGCGGGGCAACCCGACCACCGCCTCACAAATCAGCATTACAGCACGATATAACCACGGCACTTGTTGGTAGAGCTTATAGCGGTCATCATTCCTAGACGCACCCCCCAGCACGCTGGTCCATGCCTCCGCAGGGAACTGGCTAATAGGGATCGCTTTTGTCCCGTTCACGGTATTGAAATGAAATGCTTTAGTTGATTTTTGCATGTATTATCCTAAAGAAAATATCGGCTACGTTTTACACGCGCTTTATTTGCTAGTGCCAACGCGATAACAATATCATCATGTAACCCAGGCGGTGCGTTATACCGATAATTACCACTGGGTAACGTTTCTATCGTGTAGGCTTGTAGCTCCCCCAGCAAGATAGGATCATTCAAAATACCGATGGTCTCTTGCTCTAAGTTTAATGCAAGGCTGTTAATAATTTCAGCTTTGCTCTGCTGGGTTGTCGTAAACCCTCTCACCGGTATCCCACGCTTTTGTAATTCTTCAATGTTCGGTGAGCCGATACTATTCGACTCTGCCAATATCATGCGTGGCTTATATTTTTCATACATGGTAATGAGCCTATCGCGTTGCATCGTCCAGTCAATTTGGTTGAACCGATCCATTGCCACCATATGACCCGTATTAGCATCTATCGCAACAATAACCGTAAAGTCATTCGCACGTCCCCAATCGACACCGAATACAATATGTTTCGCATCGACGGGCGGGGGGTTGATACACGCTTGCAAGTTACGAAAGACCGCGCCCCCATCGTCAAGGAACTCCGCCATATATTCCTGTCGGAACACCCGTTCTGGGGTATTGCGTTTAATGTCCTCAATCTCTGCATGGTCTATCAGGGGGTTGTCATAGCTTGTGAAATGCCATGATGCCCAATTGTCGTATTCAGGGTCAAGCCCACGTTGATACAACTTCCAGAAATGGTTACGCCCATTGGTTGAGCTTAGGAACGTTGCCCCACCTTTACTTTCTAATAGCATTGGTCGCAACTGATAATCCCATAGGTCCTCTAACGCACAGAAGGCGGACTCATCAATGAAGGTGTGCTGTATACCAGCCCCACGCTTGAAGTTATTCGCACCGATCATTCGGAGCTTCCCACCTGAGGGGGTAATGATCTCGCGCCTTGACTTATTGATATTATCGCGATGTACAAATTGTTCAAAGAATACCAAAAACTCCTGCCAGGTCTCGGTTGTATTATCAAAGGTCGGATTGACCCACCACACCGTTAAGCCCTGCATCACCATATAAATGGCGCGTAGCTTTTGTGCCTCAGTCTTGCCGAAGCGTCGCCCTGCTGCTATCACATTGAACCGTGCAGGCGGGTTAACTATCGCTAATTGATTAGCGTGTGGCTCAATCGGTAAAGTCAATGGGATGGTTGTCATTCGTCGGTTGGGTACTCTAGCTTGTAGACGATAGCACCACCGCCCTTGCCAGTAAATTCTTTACGCTCTATTTCTAATCCCATAATTTTATCAATGCGAGTTTGCGCTTGTATACATGTCTTATAGTCTTGCACTTTGAACGCCTTCTGAAATAGCATCTCGTACCGTTCTAAAGCTTGTCCAAGTTCCGTGTCACGTTTTATCTGAGTTCGTTCATTAAAATATTTATACGCTCTAGCAATATAAGTGTCAGTTTGAGACCGTTGTATTCCCCATGTTTGCCCGCTATATTCCAGTATTTCTTGACGACTTGCACCTTTCAAAAG